TCACCGCGTTGACAGTCGAGCCGACGTATACGACGAAGCCTTCCTCCGTGAGCTTGCCTTTCGCCTTCCACTTCTTGCCGCTGATGACGAACTCGGGCTCGTCGTCGTAGACCTTCGGCTCGGGCGGCGGCGGCGGCTCGACTTCCTCGACGAGCGGAATGTCGGGAAGTTCGCTCTTGCCACCTTCGGGCTCCTCCTCGATGCGCTTGCCGTAGAACGTAATCCTGTCCCACTGCGAGCGGACGAGCGATCTTGCGGGTGCCTGTACTGCCTGGTTTCTCATTTCGTGTTCTCCTTTTCTTTTGTTGCCTGTTATCTTGGGTGGGTGTACTATTGTGCTCCCACCGTTACATATTATAAGAAATCTTGACGAAGAAAAAAAGGGGGTTCTAAAAAAAATTTTTTAGCCACGAGACAGCCGTGTTTATTGGCTCAAACCGGCTTTTTGGAAAATCTCAAAAAAATTTTTTTTGGGCGTGCCTGCGAAAATTTTGAAAAAATTGCCTTGCCTTGCTGTCGCGGAAGGAAACGGAAATGCTGAATGAAAAAAAATATTTTTTCCATATCTAGGGGCGGTCAGCCGCCTATATGCCTGAAAAGGCCGAAAAACGGGGGTATCGTCAATGTCATGGCACTTGAAAAAAATTTTTGTCGACCCCTTTATATCCCCCCACCAAATTTCATATAATATAGCTGTGCCGCCTGAAGCGGCTGAAAGGAGAATACGATATGCCTAACAAACGCAAGCCAGGCAAGAAGAAGCTCGCTATCTGGCTGACGGATGGCGAAATCGAGCAGGTCAAGACGATATCTCAGTTCGACCAGCTCACCATGACCGACAGCGTTCGCAACATGATAGCGCACTACTACAAGAAGGTGACGAAGATGCGGAAGCGGTCGGAGGTCAAGAAGGCCAATGCCGTGGAAACCAAAACGAAGAAAGGAGACAAGTAAAAATGAAGAACAAGAAAAACAGACTCGTCATTGACCTTGACGGCGGCACCGAGCGTGCCGTCGTCGGGCTCAAGAAGCTCGGCATTACGCCGTCGCAGGCTGTGCGCGAGGAGATCAAGGAACGCATTTTGAAAGCGCAGAAGGCCAAGAAGCCAAAAAAAATTTCGCGTAGGGTGGGGGTATAATAAGGGGGTATAAAGTTCATGTTCTCCGACCACACGAGACGGTCAATCATCGCACTAGCTTGCATAGACGAAGGAGTGACCGACACTGAGAAGGACGCCCTGCAAGGCGTCCTTCTTGGTAGAAGGACCGCGAGTTCGGCGGTCGTGAGGTACAAGGACGCGGCGAAACGCCTCGGACTGTCCGTGCCTACAATAAAGCGCCTCGTCAAGAGCGGTCGTTTGCAGGGGGTCAAGGGCATAGGGACCCGCTACTGCGGCATATCTGAGGAAAGCATCGAAAGGTACTCGGCATGAGGAACAAGAAGATGGTAGACGCGAAGTTCGTCGCTTTTCTCATAGAGACGAGGCATGACAGGGAGATGCGCAAGCTCGCCAGCGCGGACAGAAAGACCCTTTCATGGGAGCTCCGCGAGGCGGTTCGGGACTATTTGAAGCGAAGGGGAAAGCTCCCTCGCTGACCTAAACAACAAAAGGAGAACACGAAAATGACACCACAGGAGAGGGAAAAATGGCTCGCCGAGCGCAAGAGCGGAATCGGCGGGTCTGACGCGGCGGCAGTGCTGGGGCTTTCGCCTTGGGCTACGCCTGTCAATGTTTGGCTCGACAAGACTGGTCGTGCCGCGCCTAAACCTGAAACGCCTCAGATGAAGTACGGCACATACTTCGAGGATTATGTTGCCAAGCTCTATTCCGAGGAGACGGGACGTGCCGTCCAGAGGTTCAACAAGATGCTCCACAAGGGGTATTTACTTGGCAACATCGACAGGCTGGTTGTTCCCGAAGGCGGCAAGGTCGCGTCCCATCAAGGCGAGATACGCACCGACACCCTCCTTGAGTGCAAGACCTCGGGAATGGACTGGAACGGCGAAGTGCCAACCTACTACTACACGCAGGTGATGCACTATCTCGGGCTCGACGACAATCTCAAGCACGCCGATGTCGCGGTCATGTACCGCCACAACCTCAAGTTCGAGGTGTTCCATGTGGAACGCGACGACGAGGTAATCAAGGCGATGTTCGAGCGGCTCACCGACTGGTGGAACGAGTATGTGGTTGGCGACAAGATGCCCCCGCCCGTCAACGAAGCAGACTGCAAGCTCCTATGGGCTCGCTCCAACCCTGGCAAGTCGGTTACGGCTACCGAGGAGATAGAGGCCAAGGTCAAGGCGTACCTCGAAGCGGATGCCCGAGCGAAGGAGGCGAAGGCTGAGGCCGACAAGGTAAAGGGCGAGATATGCGCCTTCATGCAGGACGGCGAGGTCCTGACCGACCTCACGGGCAAGCCGATACTTACCTACAAGAGCGCCAAGGACAGCGTGAAGACAGACTGGGAGGCCGTTGCGCGGACTATGAACGCGACGGACGACCTAATAGCCAAGTTCACTAAGACTACGCCAGGGAGCCGCAGGTTCACTCCCAAGGCGAAGAAGGTAGCTTGACATGCGAAAACTCTTGCCAGTTCCAGAAGTGGGTCAGACCTTCGGACATCTAACTGTCACCGATAACGCGAAGTTCATCGGCAAGAGGAAGGCCAGCGAATGTCGTTGCTCTTGTGGCAGGACGAAAACCGTGCGGAACGAACACCTCGTCAAAGGGCTGATACTTTCGTGCGGTTGTCTTGTTCGAAAGGTCGCGGCAGACAAACACTTTAAGCACGGCGGTAAGGGTACGAGGCTTTACAGGATATGGAAAGGGATGAGGGAGCGGTGCAACAACCCAAACTCTTGTGCGAGCAAGAACTACCACTCAAAGGGAATCCGTATCGCAGAGGTATGGAATGATTTTTCTGCTTTCAGAGAGTGGGCCATATTGCACGGCTACAATGATTCCTTGACTATCGACAGGATAGACAGCAACATGGGCTACTCACCACAGAACTGTCGGTGGTGCGACAGGGCTGGGCAGTCGGAAAACCGCTCGGTGACAAAACGGGTTGTAGTAGACGGCAAGACTACGACACTTGCGTCTCTGTCTAAGAGTACCGGAATACCTTATGGGACGCTGTACGACAGGTTGTCGCATGGCAGACCACTAACAAAGAAACAAAGGAGAACACGAAAATGAGTGAAGTAGCAACTACGCCAGCTCCGCAGAACGGCGGAGGATTGATTGGCGGCTCAATCATGAGCAACAGCGCCGCAGTAGCAGTGGCGCAGACACGCGAACTCGCAGAGAGCGTCGCCGCCATCCAGATGGCGAAGATGTTTCCGCGCGACATGCTCCGAGTGCAGGAGGACGTGAAGAGGGAGTGCATGAGGCCAGACCTTGCCTTGCGTGCCGTATACGCATACTCGCGCAAGGGTGCGACCGAGCCGATTACAGGCCCTTCCATCCGCCTTGCCGAGGTCCTTGTCCGTTGTATGGGCAACTTCGACGCAGGATGGCGCGAACTCGAGCAGACCCCGGAAACCGTAAAGTGCGAGGCATACGCATGGGACAAGGAGAAGAACAGCCGCAACACCGTGACGTTCACGGTCAGCAAATTCCGCCACACTCGGAGCGGCGACTACTACCTCACTGACCCCAGGGACATCTACGAGAAATCAGCGAATGAAGCCGCTCGCCGCAAACGCGCCTGTATCCTCGCTGGAGTTCCTGGCGACATCGTGGACATGGCCGTCGAACAGTGCACGGCTACCCTCAAGGCGAACGCCGACACGTCTGCGGAAGGAATCAAGAAGCTCCTCGACGCGTTTAAGCAGTTCAATGTCGGCAAGGCGGACATAGAGAAGCGCATACAGCGCAAGATCGAGTCCATACTCCCAGCGCAGGTCGTTGACCTACGCAACGTCTACAACTCGCTCAAGGACGGCATGGGAACGAAGGAGGACTACTTCAAGGGCGATACGATAGACGCGCAGGACGGCGAGCCCAAGAAGTCCGGCGGCGACGCCCTGCGCGGGGCTCTCGGCCTCTCGGACAAGGAGAAGAAGGCAAAGCCAGCACCAGCGCCAGCCAAGGACGGCCAGGCGTCGGTCGAGTCCCTTATCTAACGGGGAACAAGTGGAGCGAGTCACCTGCGTGGAAGTGGCGAGGCGGGCGGCGGCAGTGCCGCAGAACAAAAAGGAGGATGTCACAGATGGCTGAAGATATGTCCTATCTTGTTTTCTACGACACATGGCACTTTCTCGCGGAAGGCCGCGACACTGACTCCAAGCGACTTGCGTTCTATGATGCGATAATGCGCTACGCCTTTGAAGGCATAGAGCCCGAGAAGCCAGTTCGTGGAGAGTCTCCAGGCGAGGCGTGGGCGGCGTGGGACGCGTTTGTCGTCGCGAAGGACAAGATCGACTCCCACAGGGCAAAGGCAAAGGCGGGAAAGAATGGAAAAGGCGTTTCGAGGAACATCGGAAATGCCCACCATTCAATACAGAATCAATACAGAATCAATACAGAATCAATACAGAATCAAAACACAAGTCAAAACAAAATCAATACAAAAACGGATATAAATAAAAATAAAAATAAAAATAGAAATATATTATTTAGTCTCTCTAAAGAGAGACATACCCCTTTTCTCGACGATACGTTCGAGAGATTTTGGTCCGCCTACCCCTCTGCTTGCCCCCGAAAGACAGACAAGAGGAAGTGCCGTGCCAAGTGGGAGACCATATTCAAAGACGAACAGAATCCAGAAGCGCTTTTCAAGGCAATCCTCGACGGATTGGCGAGATGGTGCAGGTGCGATACGTGGACTTCAGACAACGGAAAGTTCATCCGCGCCCCACTCGTTTGGCTCAACAACCGCAACTGGGAGGACTCGCCAGCCGCCAAGCCGCAAGACGAGGACGAGGCGAGACGCCAGCGGTACGAGCAGACCGAGAAGGCGATCAGGGAAGACCTGCGCAAGAAAGGACTGATGTAACATGACCGAAGAAGAAGTGCAGTTGCTCGCACATGGACCGCCTAACGCCGACGAGACGAAGAAGTCGGCCTTCAAGCAGATGGCAAGCGCGTTCCGCTTCGCCTACACAGCGTGGGAGTTCGCCGCCCTCGGCAAGTCCCTCGTCTCCATAGGGTCGTTTGCGTCTTACGCTCTCGAGAACATAGCCGAGGCGTGTCGAATACTCAACTGCAACGAGTTCATCCTCACCGACAAGATGCAGGGTCTGTCCGACTGGCTCGAGGCGAAGGGGCTCGTAGGCATCCGCGCCCTTGTCAGGACCGACGTGGGGCATCTAGTCGTAGAGACGAAGACAGCAGGACAGCTCGTCGGGCAGATGAGGCAGTTCAGAGAGTCTTACTTGAAACTGCTCGCGCAGAATGCCGAGCACAACGAAGAATCAAGAAGGTAAAAAACAACGAAACGAGAAAGGAAAACAGACAAGATGGAACCATACAAGTACAAGGGAGAGGTTCACTTCATATCCCCCCTCCAGACATTCCAGTCGGGCTTCGCAAAGCGGACGCTCGTCTTGAAGGAGGCAGGGGAGTCGAAGTACCCCAACTACGCCGCGTTTGAGTTCTCGCGCTCGAAGGACGGGACGCGCGACCAGACGAGGCAACTCGACAAGCTCCTCGTAGGAGAGCCAGTAGAGGTCTCTTTCTACCTCGACGCGAACGAGAGCAAGAAGAATCCAGGTTCGTGGTTCACCTCCAACAAGGGCGTGAAGGTCGAGCGCCTTGCCGTGGCGAAGGACATTGAACTCGTCAAGGACAATCCGCAACAGACCGAGGCAGAGCCCGAGCCGACGCTCGACGACATCCCGTTCTGATAAGGCAACGAAAAGGAGGACACGACAATGGAAGGCAAGGAAAAGGAAGCCGCCGACAAGCGGTACGAGATCGTCGACGGCAACAAGTACTGGTACAGGTACGAAGACGCGCGGTGCTACTCCACCGTTACAAACGGCATCCGCGTTTTGCGCTGGGTGCAGTCGCC